TACATATTCTTCTTCGCCTTCTTTTTCTTTTTCTTCACTTTCGCTGCTATCTTTTGACTTTATTATTTTTTCTATATATGACGCAAATTTTTCTTTTAGTTCGTCTACCGATATATCCCAGTTTTGTTTTGTTACTGGGTTTGTCCTTCCGTAAAAAACGATAATCTTTGTAGGGATTTGGTCACCATCTATATTCTTATTATTTATATAACTTAATTTATATATATCTTTTTTAATTCTATCATCCATATGTATAATATATATATATTAGAGAATATGTTTATATATTAGAGAATACATTAATTATATTATATAAATGAAACTAAAGTTAATTGTAGCAATGTGTAAAAGTGGTGGTATTGGTTACCGTAATGAAATACCATGGAAGATTAAAAAAGATTTACTTTATTTTTCTAATAAAACAACAGGGGAGTACGGAAAGTATATGCGAAACATTAAAAATTCGACTACAAATACAAGTGTAACTGTTGATAAAGATTTAAAAAAGAATGCTATTATAATGGGTAAAAATACGTGGTTATCTTTGCCGAAATACCCTGACCCACTTAAAAATAGGGATAATATTATTTTATCTACATCTATTCCTGAAAGCATAGTATGTAATTCCGATTTTGATTTAATTGTTCATTTTTCATCAATCTCTCGCATCATGAGTTTTTGCATCTCACCTGGACCCATCCCAATTGTTGAGAACGTGAGATACGAATGTTTAGAAAAGCATGAGGAGAATGAGAAGCGTGAGATTAATCGAAAATCGATTGTCAAAAAATATAATTCATTATATAATGAAATCTGGATAATTGGTGGAACACAGATATATAATATTTTTATGAATGAGAATATGGAGAAAGGTAATAATATTTTAATAAATGAATTTTGTATTACATATATTGATAAATATTACGAGTGTGATACATTTTTTCCTAGGATAGAAAATATGAATCTTTATTATATTAGTTCATTTTCAAGGTGTGAAAACATTGATGAAAATACAGGTTTATATGTACCGGTCTACTATATTGTATTAACTTTAATTGACTGCGACAATAGTGAATATATACAAAAAAAATATGTAGAATGCGGAGGGGACATGGGTAGGTATTACTATTACAGCATAAAAGATGACAAGTGCGAATATATAACAAATGACAATGTTGAATTATTTTTGTGGTGTGTTACAAAGTGTTAAAACGATAATTTAGTAGGGTTGTGGTTGTATAGTTAAACAGTAAATACTCTATTAGGTACACAACTTCCGCAGTCTTTTTTTTCTGCCTCAGCTGAACATTTTGGAGATGCAGACAACTGTTGAGCAAGTTCGGGTTTATTTTTCAAATTTTCATCAAATTTTTTATTATCACATACCCAAGGACACTCATATATTTTGTTATTACTTTCGTCTCTTTTTTGCTCGCATTTCGTTTTATTTACGTTGTCGAGTCTAACACATCCTCTTAAACATTTGTTTTGAAAAAAACTGGAAAACATGGTCATTATATTTGAAAGTTTTGTTTCGGAATTAGCTAAACCTTCTATGATTGATGATTGAATAGTGTTAATATATATTTGATATAGTAATACACCAACACCTAATGTAAATAATAATAAAAATATAAAATATTTACTTTTAAATAATTTTAAATTATTTTTGTTAATTTTCATAATATTATATATATAACGTCTATAAAATCTATATATAATATATTAATTCGATATTTGGTATAGTAATTCGATATTTGGTATAGTAATTATTTTTTATACAATGGGCTTTCATTAATCATCATACCGCAGTAAGAAATTGGGTGTTTTGCGTAGTCAACTGCGGTATACACATGACACCGAACAGCATTTTCAAGAAGAAATTTAAAGTTGCTCCAAAACTCTTCTTTGTGTCCGATGCTTTCTGACATTGTATGTGAAAGTGCATGTATAGCTACAAATGTGAGCGTATTTTCATCAATTAATGTGTCTCCTGTTTTTGTAGTATTTAAACAGAAAGCTATTTTTTCGCCTTTATTCTCGCTATATGCTGTATGTTCGCTATCAGGTTCATTTTCTATGATAGTTTGAGGGTTAAAATTTTTTACAAGGCGTTGTACATTTTCATACGTTGGGTATGTTTTCTGCATAAAACCGACAAGTTTTTTCATTTTTTGCGTAACTGTTGCTAATAAATCAGCAGCCATTTCAAGCTTAAGTCTTTCGCGAACGCAGTATTTATTCCCATCTACACTCGAAGTAATACATTTCAAATTTGACATGTCTGAACCAAAATATACTTTAATACATATGATAATAATAAGAGCAGATAAAATATATCCCATTATAGTTATTTCCATAGTATGGTAATAATAATATATATTATATAAATAATAAATAATAATAGTATTAGTATTATTATTTAACTAAAGATGCAAAAGATGCAAAAGATACAAAAGATGAAACCGTATATAAACTTTTTATATATTTACTGAGGACCGCAACCAACTTCAAGAGGCTGACGGAAGGCATCAGGCTCGATAGTGGTGTTATTCCATGGGCTTACAATCAGTTGAGGGTTGGGAGGCTCAGAGCGAATCTGTTGGTTGGCGTTTCTGAGAGTGCTGCCGATAGTATCGATACCAATCAAGTATCCGGCGTTCAAAAAGTTAACACCCATAAAGTCACCACTGCCCATAGGCTTCAACCCCCAACCGCTATTGTTGTCGTTAGGGAGAAGGTCTGACGGGGTGTTCATGCTTTGAGCATTGCAATTTGAAGGCATACCAGCCATATTACCGTCACCGGAGTTTACAGGAGCGTAGTCAACATAGAATGTTCCATCATTAGCACCGGCAGGGTTACCACCTCTAGCATTAGAATTGGGAGCGCCTGAAGAATTCTGAGAGGAGCCACGCTTGTTGTTGGATTCATAGTTTTCGGGATAGAAATTCTTATTCGATGAATAGTTATAAATAACATAAATAAGAACAAGTCCGCCTAAAAGTAAAAGAACGTGATGTGCCTTGAAAGTTTTCTGTAAATCTTTGAGCATCGTTATATAAAATAAAAGATAAAATATTTTTATAATTTTAATATTAATTACCAAATATAAATTATACGCCTTAAGTAATTAAATAAAATTAACTAAACTATCCAAAGTTTGCTCGATTTATAAAATATTAAATTTGTATTTTATTAAAAATATAAGTTTAATTTATAATATTTCTTAATGATTGGTATTTTATGGTTAAAGGTTATATATAAATTATAACCATTAATCTGATTCTAATTCTTCTTCAGTATCTGAATGTTCAGAACTTGATGAATTACTAAAATCAGAATCGGAATCATCGAGCATGTATGTTTTCTTAATTTTTTTTACTTCTAAATAAGCATCAAATGCTAGCTTTCTTGCCGTTCTTGCTTTTTCTTTTGCTACGCTATATATTTCATAATAAATATCGTTTGGTTTTTTTAGTTTAAGATTTTCATCATTTTTTATTTCTAAATCTGCTTCTGTTAGTTCTGTAAGTTCATTAAGTTCTAAAGATTCTATTTTTTCTAAATTATTTGCGCCATTTTTTATCTGAGTGTCGTTTAATAAATTATTTTTTAATAGAGAATTATTCATATTTTTATTACCAGTATCGCCTACATCAGTGGTCTCGCTTTTATTTTTATAATCATTAATGTGTATATCTTTGCTATTACCGTGCGCGATATCATCATCCTCTTCATGGTCATCGCGATCGTTATCGTCATCGTCAATATCATCTTGATTTTCTAAATTAAATTTAATATTACTTTTAGCATTTAATATTTTTTCTAAATTATTTTCAGTATGAGGTTCTATGTGTTGTGATGATTCTTGTGTTTGCTCTTGCAACTGAGGAGTATTATTATCGTGAGTTGTGTGTATCGTTTGAGATACACCCGATATTTCTAATGAGATGGTTGCGTGTTCTGGTGCAGGTGCAGTTGCAAGTGCAGATGTATTAGAAGAGTGTTGTATATTTTTTTTAATAACACATGATTGAAAAACTGGTTTATTTGACATGATAAGAGCCTGTCGTAAAATAATTTCGAACTGGAAACTTTTAGATGTAAACTTAATCCCTTGTATTTCTAAAACTGTTATTAAATCATTTTCGGGTTTTATATCATCTAGAGATAATTTATTTTCACTTTCATCGAACACGAAACATGTAGGCATTTTTACAAGATTTTTAGAGGGTGCTATATTAGCTCTCAGTAAATAATATTTGCCTGCTTTATAAGGGCGTAGAGTAGCAGTAAAAGCATTTTCTATATCATTTTGGTCAATATCGTTTGTAAACCATGAATTCTTTTTTTCGTGAATTTTTTCTACACATGATTTTTCTAAATTTTCCATAAATTCTATAAATTTCGAATCATCTACTGAGAACATGAGGTCAATATATGATTTTTTACCAGAAGAAGAAACTATTCCCTGTTTGGAAATACATTTAGGCGTTTGTACATAAAGTATATCATTGTTTATATTCAACTTCGTAAAAAAAGAACCACCTTGCAATGACTCGGGATGAGTTAAAATAAATTTACTAAAATCAAAGGTATCATAAACTGTACATATATTCGAAGTAGAGTTAATATCCATTTAATGCTTAAGGAGAAAATATAGATAATAATAACACGCAAAAATTATATAATAATTATGTTTTTATAAATTAATTAGGAATATTTATATTTAAAAACTGTAAAATAAAGATAATGAAAGATCCAAAAGATATGAAAGATAAAATTACTGAGTATTGTTTAGAATTTATTAAAAAAGATGAAGTTAAAAAAGAGTTAAAGAATTTATTTAAACCAATTATTAACTTAATATTGGAAGAAATATATCCATATATTTACTTGTCGCTACTTCTAGTTGTAATTAGTTTTTTTCTAGTTTTAGGAATATTTATTATGTTAATTAAAAGTCACAAAAGTATTTAATATACAACTATTATCTAAATAATTATTTTTTCTAATTAGATAATATAAGATATGAAAAGAAGAACAAATTGTCGTAGAGGTAAAAAAGGCGGAATGGCTCCATTACAAAGTGGTCCTTATCCTGGAAGTGGTGGTGGTCAATGGTCAACTTCCGTTGGAGGTAACTCTGTTGCGGCAGCAGCAAATGCATACAAACCCTTTCTTTCACAGTTCGCAGCTGAATCAGGTGGTGCAGGAGCAAACCCGGCTTTAGCTAGAGAACTTGCGGCAGGTTATGCTATGACTGGTCCGGGTCAAACCGGCGGTGGTTCTCGGCGCCATAAGCGTCACCATAAGCGCGGTAAGAGACATGGTTCTAAAAGAATGCGTATGAGCCAGAGTCAAGCACAAGGCCAATCTCAAGCACAAGGCGAGGGCCAGTCAGGTGGTATGTTTGCAACATTTGGAGCCCTGATAAAAGAAGCTCTTGTCCCTCTTGGGTTGTTAGCAGCACAGCAAGCATACGGAAAGAGTTACGATAAGAAACATAGAAGTTCTAAAAACTATACTAGAAAACGTAGAGGAGGAGGTCGAGTAAATAATATGACGGTTTACTAAATCCATCATTAAAATACAATTGTACTGGACTCTAAATATGTAAAAATATTTAAAAATAATATTTAAAATAGTTTAGATATTATTTATTATACTATAATAGACATTTACAATAATAACAATGAATAAACCTCCCACCGCGAGTACGACTACGACTACGAATCATTTAGAAAAAACAATTCAAAACTGGGTTGAATTAGATAATGAGTTGAAGAAAATAAATGAAAAAGCGAAAGATATAAGAACGCGAAAGAACGATATAGAAGATAAATTAATTACTTATGTTGAAGACAATAGTATGAACAATAGTGTCATAAATATAACAGATGGTAAGATTAAGTTTTGTGAGACCAAACAGACATCACCTCTCACATTGGGATTTTTAGAAAAGTGCTTAGGCGAAGTTATCGCAAACCAGAGCCAAGTAAAACAAATCGTAGACTATATTAAAAGTAAACGCGAAACAAAAATGGTTCCAGAAATTAAAAGATATTATAACTAACTAATTTCAAATATCAAATATTAATATATGACAAACAAATAGTTTAAAACATTTTAACTAATTTATATACATAATATAGGTAGTATAGTATATGAGCGAATATCAATCAGGAGGAGAAGATAAAAGCAACGAGTTGAAAATATTTCCTTTGCGTAATGAAGACCTTGTTTTTAGTAAAAATCGCGATGGAGTATTAAGCTGCGGATATAAAGTAAGTAACGCTCTTCTGAATGCTACGCTTGGGATGCCTATGTCTGGTGGTGGTGGTGGTGGTGATGGCGGCAAAGACGCAAAAAAAGAGCAGGGTAAACATAAAGCAAATGAACATGAAATAAAGAGCGCAAAAATAATGGAAGATTTAGTTGTTCCGTCTAGCTTATATTATGGTAAACCGGTTAATAATCATAAAGTATTCAACTACAAAAAGGGTAAAAGAGATAAGGGCAAAAAAAGCAGGGACTCTTCTATTGATAACGACAGTGATGATAATGTTATTGAAGAATCATTATATGATAAGTTATTATCTTTAGTCACTGCCGATAATAAAATAAAATATGATAAAAAAACAAGAAGAAACACAGACCATAAGAATAAGATAAATATAAAGAAAGATAGAAAAAGTACACCAGATGCAGAAACTAAAGAAAATAAAAAAAACAAAAATAAGAAAACTAAAAAAGTGAGGTTTAATTTAGAATAAATATAACATGGGTTATAATATAAAATTGAAACTAAATATTATATTATAACAAACATACACACACATTATAACATATCAAATAATACACGCCAATGGATTACACAACCAAATCACAGAAAGAGTTGAAAGACCTTTGCAAAGAACTAAAAATAACCGGTTATAGTAACAAGAATAAAGAGGACCTTATCAAGTTATTACAGTCACGTGTTAACTCTAGTTCCCCGCCAGAAACGCAGCCACTAGAGCCTTCACAACCATCGCAGCCCTCCCAAACAATAGAACCACAAAACGATTCACAGATTACTATAAATAGTAATGTATCATACTTTAATACTGACATTTTAAAATTTACTACAGCGAATAAGTTTGATTTAATATATTTAGACCCTCCCTATGAAACAAACAGAACATTTACTGTGAATAGTTTAGATGATGATACAGGATTTGACGATGTGTGGGAAGAAGATAAGTATGTAGAATGGGTAGATAAGTTAGTTATACATTTATCGCCAATGCTAACACCGAATGGAACTTTGGTATTCCATATATCATCTGAAAATAGTTTCATTGCAGAAGGCATATTGAGAAAACACTTTAAAAAAATACAAAAAATATATTGGAAACGGTGTCACGGAAAGAATACTGTAAAAAATAAATTAGGTGAAATGATGGATGTATTGTTTGCTTGTAGTAACAATAACAATATATTTAACATGATGTATATTCCGATAGACGATAATAGTGTATGGGCATTTAAGAACAAAGATGATAGAGGCGACTATAGTTTAGGGGCATTGAAACATGATAGAACACGAGTCGGGCATTTATATTCTATCGTAAACAATGGTGTCACATATCAAAATAAATATGGATGGAAACAAAAAAAAGAAGATGTTGAAAAGTTAATTGAAGAAAACAGGATTCACTTTGTTCCTAGTCAGCAAAATATGTATGTTAAAATATACAAACACGAACACAAAGGTGTACCCTTGTCAAACTTATGGAACGATATTCATTCAATTACACGGACATCAAAGGACCCGCGACTCTATCCAACTCAAAAACCTCAAAAGTTGTTGGAACGAATAATTAAAATATACTCAAATGAAAACAGTTATGTGTTAGACCCCGTATGTGGTTCCGGGACAACAGGGTTTGTTGCCGATAAGTTAAATAGAAAATGTATTCTTTGCGATATTAATAAAGACACATTAGACATTATAGTAAAAAGGTTTGAAGACGCTGTTTACAACATATAAGTTATATGCTTACTGAATTTTCCGCTCTTTGCAGTATTCTCTAAATTTTTTAACAGCGCGCTGTGCATCACGTCGCAGGTTATACTTTTCGCAATATTTTTTATACACTTCCAATAATTCACCGTCTGTTAATTTGCTTCTTTCTAGTATATCTGCATGTACACACTGACTTAGTATAATCTTTAAGTTGTTCATATCTGTCGCTTCAGTTAGCGATGACCGGTATCTTAAACATAACATTTCAGGATTTATATTTTCTATACTTCCGAAATGCATAATATCATTCGACTTTTCTAAATTTTCAGTTGAACTAAGCAACTGATGATTTATTTGTTCATTTGACCCCCCGAGCGATAACGGAAATATATGGTCATCGTGCTGTTCTTTACCCTTTTTATCGTATTTATAATTTCCATCAGGCATATATATAATCCACCTGTTTCCAACAGAAGAACCATACTCATATGTACATACTTTACATGCGTTGTGAAATCCGCATTCCATGCCTATTGATAAGTTAAAATCTGATAGTGATTTATCATTTTTACACCTAGAACATTTTTTTGTATTGATACCATATTTGGTAACATATAGTTGATAAATTTCATCGCGAGTTTTCTCCTTTTTTTCTTTATTATCTGCTGGATTTTGGGAGAAACTTGTCGTGTTTTCTAATCCAACATTAGTTTTTTTTGCTGCACTTGTTCTTGCTTTTCTACGACGCTTTGAGCATACCCTACAGAACCCCTGTAACCCATTCCCTTTTGATATTTTAACAGTTTTGTCTTCTTCATTTATAGTAGCGCCCCTTAATTCAAAGTCTCTGATTGGAACGTCAACGCAGCCTTCATGTTTTACACCCGTGTTACTTCCTTTGGTGTATCCGAAGTTGCACTTCTTAGTTGGACCAATTCTTTTTTCAATTTCATCGTATATTATTGTGTGGTCTTTTGTAATGTTCTTCCCTAGCGCTGCGCTAACAGTGCGTTGTTTGGTGACTATAGTATTGTTCTCGGTCATGGTATTAGTCGTGGTATCAGGTGTGGTCATTAGATAATATTGTTTGCGTTACTATATACTTAATTGTTTATATTGATTTCAATTATATTATTGTCCCATTATTGTCGCATTATTATTATGATATAAATACTGTCATAATCATAATAATAAAATATTTAACAGTTTAGCCAGTCTTTTGTAAGTGTAATACTTACACTTTCTAAAGCACCCTCTACCCAACCCTGGTGAATACTAATTAACTCGCCAACAATAAGAATATTTTTATCTGGGCGTTGTGCAACTTTTATAAATTCTTGTCTACTTTTAAAGTTAGAACTAAGTGGTGTATAATAGTGAGTACCATTTTTCCAGTAAAAGTCTTTTATACTTTCTATATGTAACTTACCTTCTAACTCAAGTGACTTTTCTAGTAAATTGTTTATTATCTTTCTATTTTTTTCATTATTTTTAAAATATTTTTTAAAAAAATCAGCGTCATTATTGTCGCTATATACTACCATGTAAACCCCTTTGTCGGGATCCATGGGTATAACTTTTTGCATAGGACCATTTATTATAGTAACGCCTTGAATCTTTTCTTTAAGATATGGTATAGAGTCTTTCGAAAATTTTGCATATAAACGTAAAAATGGTTGTCCTTTAATTTGATAATACAAACTAGGATTTGGCGATATATTATGAATTAAGTTTGTTACTGCATCGATATCGGTAGCAATAATAACTTTTTCACAGTAGTATTTATTACTTTTATTTTTATTACTATTATTACTATTATTTTTTGTTAAAATTTCAAAGTAGTTGTCTTCTTTATATATTTTTGTAACTTCGGTATTGTTGATAATATTTTTACCCAAAGAGGCAACTATCTTGTCTACTAAAGTTTTCCATGGAACAGAAAATCCAACCCATTTATTATAGTTATCGTCAAATTCATAATGATAAAATACATCATAGACATCTTCCTTTTCATAATCAGAATAACCCGAACATACAACGAAATGATTATATGCATCTTCACCTAAAATATTTTTAGCATATTGTTTAAATGTTTCATGGTTTTTTGTAACTTTATTTTTATTTTCCTTGTCGTATATTTTTTTTAAGTATGTAAATGTAGATTTAACTTCGCATGGAGGTTGTATTGAACTAGAATATTTATGTTGTGTTTCAAAAAACTCAATTGGTATTTTAAAATCTTTCATAAGTTGTAACAGTAGTTTATCTTTATTTTTTCTTCCTATTCCTGCACCAGTTACTACATCAGCGTTTTCAAAACTAACGTCATACGATCTTCCACCATATAGTTCATCCCTTTCTATAACCAAATATGATAAATCGGGGCATAATTTTTTAACCTTTAATGCGGCATATAACCCTGACATACCAGAACCAATAATAATAATATCATAGTAAGAAGACATATGGTTTTATTTTACTTTTATTATATAATATGATTTTATTTATATTATATAATATTTTCACGTCTTAGTTCTAAAAACTACCCTAAAATACTCCAACTGTTTTTATTAAAAGGTGAAAGCAGTATTTCTGGAACACGTTTCTTCCAGTAGTCCAGTTTCTTTTGTAGTTCCAAGTCTTTCATGCTTACGGGGTATATGGGTGTGTTCTTCATATTATTCTGCTCAGCGGCAGTTATAATCGGCTTAAATCCGTAACAGTTTATACCAAAACGAGCATTTGGGTTATCTATTTTACCACCGTTTATACCAGGTCTTCCACAGTCATTTTCGTGTCCTTCGATGCCTTGTAACTTATCCCATGTTTTTTGTTGTGTTGGGAAAAGGACCATTTGTCCATCAGACCATCCATAGTTGCACCATTCGGCACCTTTACTGTAAGCATCTTCTACCTGATTATATGATGCTAGTTTTCCTCCATATGCTTGACATATTGCTTTTGAGTCGTCGTACGTGTAGTTATTGCTTGGGATATTATATACTTCTTTTTTTATTTTTAACTCTGGTACTACATTTTCACTAGGAGGTTCTTGAATGCTAAGGTCTATTTTTGGTTTATCGGTAAAAATATCTTTAATAGATGCAGTAAAGTTAACGTTGAAAAAATATTGAAACCCATTTATAATGATAAGAATAATAAAAATACTCCATAATATTACCTCCAATGTTCTCTTTCCAGTTGTTTCACCAACTCCAGAACCAGAACCAGAACCAGAACCTGGTGAACTTCCTACACCACTTCCATTTGCTCCGTTTCCTTTTCCTAAAGATGAAAATAAAACATAGTATAAAATAGTTATAACAACAAAAGCAAGTAAAATAATAATACGCGTTGTTGCACTGGATGAGTCTAAATTTCTCTTGCCTTCGGTTGCTAATTGAGTTATATATGTTACTGGATTTCCTTCTATCCCGGTTAATGAATTATAACTTATACTCATTTATTATATTTATTCTATATATATAATTCAAGTAATTTTTTTTTTTCGATAAAACAGACAATATGGCGTATTTCCACTAATTATATTATCATTCACTAAAATTTCAGTTACTTGTGTATCATTAAAGTTATACCATTTCCCATTGGAGGTTCTTATTGTAGCACTATAATGCCCGCCATCAATTTGACCATGGTGGTTACAAATCGCATACAGGTCATATATGTATGTTTCTTTTGCATATCCTTCTACATATTTTGAAAAATCGACATTGTTAATTGGAATATCAATAAACTGTTGATTTTTTTTAGTTCTTCCATTCATAGAAGTTATAAATCGCTTAATATCGATTATCATTATATTCGGAAGACTCCAAAACAATAATCTTTTATTGACATTCTGTTTTTTATTCTCTTTTTCATTAAACCAAGCATTATCTCCTTCTAGTAACTCGCATTCACATTGTTTATTAAAACAGTCAAAAAGTGTTACATTTTTATCTGTATTTCTGATATTTACTTCTTCTTTTGATGGTATTGGAATATGTATCAACATGTATGGTTCGGGGCGTAGACTCAGGTAGTTTACGTCTTCTGAATTATATTGTGAACTATTTTGTGAAGCGGGTGTTAATACTGACACATGTATTCCAAAAAATATATTTAAAAATTCTGAATAGTCTTTTGTATATTGAGTTTTCATCATTTCATAACATGCCTTCCCCATTTCATCTTTTTTTGTTTTTATATTTCCCTTAATGTCCATAATAACTTCTCGTGTCAATGCGCTATGAAATGAATCGAACAAAAATAATAGAAACTCTGGTAAATCATTTTGAGACCATCCTGTAAATAAATCTCGATTTGTAATTTTTGCAATACGTTGTATCGTGTTTATAAAACGTCCAGGAGAAATAACACAGTTTTGGCTCCACATCAATTTGCGAAGGTCGTCCCATTCTACTAAAAGAACAGACTCCGGTTTATTATTTAAATGTTTCTTATATTCTCCGTCTCCCTTTGATAAAAAATCATTTAACTCATATGTATGCGACAGACACTGTATACATGCATTTATAAAACACGTATTCCCTAAATTTGCAACACCAGTTATGCCTTTGTCATTGTATTCGGTAAATCTATTTTGTGATTGTGGTTTTTCTTCTGTCATGGTAAGTGTTCAGGTAATAGATAAAGTTATGTTTAAGTAATTGAGGTATATATTATTAAAGCGAGTAGTATTTAATATTTAAACACATTTATTATTTAAACATATTTAATATAGTTAATTATATAGTAACCGAATGTCTGATAGCGAAGAAGAAAACAATCTAAATAATACAAATAATATATCTTTTGATAGTCGACTAAGAGGGTATAGTCGTAGACATTCTTATTATGACAATGCTTTTAATATGGATTTTGAATATAGTTATATCGACTTAATGAAGAATTATACAACATTTGTTTCTACAACACATGAAATGTATTCAAATATGGAAACATGTATATCAGGTATGATTGAAGTGCAAAATGAAAGAAGATTGTCGGTTAACAGAAGACGAGAACATGCACGAAATAACAGACGTATACATGAGCAACAGCACTTAGTTGCTGAGAATGACGATTCTCATGATTCTCATGATGCAGCTAACGATGATAGTGGTGTAGTAGATAACTCAGGCAATGAGATTACAACAAATCATACTCGTTCTACTCTTAGTACTAGAGAAGATAGAGATTCGAGAGATTTGAGAGAAATGAATGATAATTCAAGAACTACGGCAGGTGCAGCAGCAGCAGGAGCAGGAACAGGAGCAGGTGCAACAAGAAGACAACTATTTGATATAGGTAGTGTTATTTATTCTATACCTAGAACAGTTTTATTAAATCCTAATACTGAACCTACAACATTGAATAGAAGAAGAAGAAGAAGTGGAGGGTTAACTATTTCTGAAATAGAAGAAAACACTGAAATAATGATGTATGGTTCTATTCCTTCCAACTATATTTTAAATACAGAATGTCCTATTACAAGAGAAACTTTTACACCTGAATCGGTAGTTTTAACTTTGAAACAATGTAAACACTGTTTTGTACCTTTCAGAATGATGACGTGGCTAGAAACACATTCTACGTGTCCTTTGTGTAGGGCTAACGTTATAAGAGTAGAAACGCCTGAAACAAATACCGCTAATAGTAATAATGAAAATGATACAAATGTTGAAACAAATAATACCAATAACTCCGATAATATTAGTATATCAAATATATTTAATAATCTTCTTCAAAATAGTAACAATGATTTTAATAACTTGTCGATAGATAGTGTAAATGATAACTCAATAATGTTTTCTTTTGATGTACCAGCTAGTCAAGTAAATGGGCAAAATTCAGAAAATAATCCATTTATTATTCCACAAATTGAAAGGCTTATGGCCAATACAGTATCTAGAAATATTTTTAATAATGGTACATCTTCCTATGGTGTAACACCTTCGACATCTAATAATAATAATGGCGATGATAATGGCGATGATAATGGCGATGATAATGGCGATGATAATGAACATTATCCTGAAGTAGATTAGCATATATTTAAAATTGAACTATAAAAATTAGATAAATAGAAATAAAGCAAACTATAAACCTGTTACGTACCAAATTAAATGCCCAGAAGGTCATTCTTTATGTATCCCGATAACAATGATGAAGGTGGTATTAATGAGGGTATATTTGACTTTGGTGTAATACACAATTTCAATTGTTACTCTATTTTGATAGGATGTATTGACTTAGTGTGGAGTGTACTGAAGATAATACCACAAATACTATGGTTCTTGTTTGCAGCTATATATTCAATATTTGGTTACTACTTGATGTGGGTTACTCTACATTATTCGGCAATTCATTTGTATCCCATATATTGTGCGCCACTTACTATAACAGGCTTCATCTTCTCCCCGTTCATGGTTTCGGCTCCACACTGTGTCGCCATGCGATGGTTAGTTAATGAAGGTGCAAATGTCATTATAACGATGTGGGTTGCTGTTGGAGCATACGCCATTCAACTAATGTTAAGAAGGCCACCCAACGTTGTCCTATAATAAAAAATAAAAAATAAAGTAAAAATATGTTATTTTATACCTTTGGATATTTTAAACGCCGATTTTTATATATTACTATAGAAATATAGCAATATAATAATATAATAATATAGTAATATGATAGTATAATAATATGGATTCTAAATCTACTATTCGTATATCTACTATTTGTATGTCTAGTATAGTAGATTCAATTGATACTTCAATTGATATGAAAATATTTAAAAATAGAGAAGAAGCAGCATATTCACATATTTTTAATTCTAAACTGGTTAAAATACCATTAAATACATTCAAGAATAATAATGTTGATAATTTTGATTCAGTTAGATTACAGAATTCAGCTGTAAAAGCATATCCGTTAACTCGAAGACCACGTGGTAATAAAGATATAAGTAGTGTCAAATATTATCAAAAACAAATACAACAAAAAAAAGAAGTTACACCAGTTTGGATGATACAAAAAAACAAAAAATATATATTATTAGATGGAGCGCACAGAATTGTAGCAAGTTATATAGAAGATGTACCAGTATATGCCTATATAATTAATATTTAGACCTACCTAAGCCTTTTTGAAGAAACTCAATATATTCTGATTCCCTTTTGTAGAATTATCTATCTCTATCAAGTACTCATCAAATAGGATTTTCTTCACCTCCTTATTTCTTATATCCGCTATTTTTTTCCTTATCTTTTCATCATTTGGCTCGTCATTCAATTTATCTATCCATCCATCAATCGTTCGCTTCAATCCTGGTATTTGTCTCTTATAACTCGGAATATTCTCTAACACCAATGCGAACACCTGCTGTATCGGTTTCATAATCTGATTCGTAATATAGAAAGCATAATTCGGTTTAATTTTATTAGCTTGAATATAGTCCGGATGTTCAATTCTTTCGCCTTGTAGTGCTTTCTTATCTGGATTTTGTATATATACAAACGGTATACGGTCTCCTATACTTGGTTTATTACCTGGGTCACGCTTACCCATACGGTCAGCCAATACTTTATGCGCGATTTGTGCAGGATTTTTATAGCCACTTCGCAGCGACTTTGAGATGATAAGTTTATCCATCGGAACCTTCTCATCTACTAAATTTTGTAAAGACGCCTTTAGAAACTTAATTGCCGTCTCCACATTTTGCTCCTTCATCAGAATATCGATTACGCCTCCATATATATCTTTAACAATTGGTGCATTATCGCGGCGCTTCAAAACAATACCCATACTTTTGCGCTTCGGTTTTTCCGGCTTGTCTTCATATAACATACCAATATATCGCTTCTTCGAAAGTAGACAAAACGGCATGAGCGTCTTCTCATATACCCATGCATGCGGCGACTTCAAGAACTTGGTAGCAAGATTGCCCACCTCTTTTGCAAACTCAATTGTAATCTCAAGAGCATCCTTTCCACGTATAGGTATTCCATCAGATGTAGCGAGATTAAATGTAAAGAATACAGAATCCGTGTCACCATATATGTACTCAGCTTTTGTATTTACAAAACCGAATTTCTTCGACTCTACTTTTGCATCCCCATATACTTCCTCTACAATCCTTTTACCATATGTTAGCAGTTTACGACCTGTCGCCGTCGTTGATGCCGCAATATCCACGTCATAAAATGTACTCGTCTTTGCTCCACATTGTCCGTATAGTGAGTTCGCCGTTACTTTATAACCAAGTTGCCGTTTATCTAAAATATTCGCCATAAAGGGGTCATCAGTTGCCTCCGCTAGTTTACGTGTAGCTTTACGGGCGGCAAGTAATTCTTCGAGCACCGTCGGCATGATTGCTTTAATACCGTCTTTTGGTTGTGCAAATCGGCAAATTTTAGTACCATTTAGTGTTTTAATAGCACGTCCACGTTGATTCGGAACCCATTTATATGTATCGTATGTTACATCCACATATTCGTATCCTGACATATTGTCGAATATATAGTTACCAGATGGGTCTTTTATTCCTGTTTCGCGAACCAGTTGCCCAGCCAAGTCGAATTCCTTCGTCCATACTTTGCTGTCATGTGACAAATTCTCACTAATCATTGATGATGGATATAGCGACGAGTAGTCTAGACATGCTACAGGATTGTCCAAGTACAGATTACACTTCGGCGGAAGACAGATTGCGCCTTCATAACTTTCATTTCCGAAAGATCTTTCAATCACAGGCATAAGTGTGCGTTTCTCTCGACATTTTTTCGCAATAAAACTTGTCAGCTTAATGCTTTGACCACGCAGTACAAGGAAACTAATAGGCACACTACAAATCTTCGCCATCTCAATATATCCAGTCATGACATCGATTTTATTCATAAGATGATGAACCAAGTTACAATCCTGAATACAGTATTTCGCAATAATTGCACGCTCTGTCGGACCTTCATTTGTCATTCTGAAAATATCCTGTGGGGTTACATCATCCTTAGCTAACCCCCAGCGTACCGATTTCGTCATATCAGGACTTTCGTGTCCCTCGATTTCAAATGTTCTCTCAGCGAGGTTGACATTTAGAACTTTAAATTTTGCTCCATCCTTGTATGTATCCGTCGAGTGACTGGATTCTTCAAAATGTATATAATTACCATTTTCAAGTCCCATAAGATTTGAGCTGTTTATTTTTGTATTACCGCTAGGCATATGTTCTAGTTTTTTCACACCATCTCCAATAAAGTACCCAGCACAGTAATCCAGTTTATATGATGTAAGATTGAAATCACGACGGAAATAGTTATACAAGTCGATTTGCAAGCGCCCTTTCATTTCAATATAATGCAAGTCATGTTGTCCACTAGCAATAACAATACTGCTTTCCTTAATACCGATCTTGCCTGTATTATAATCACGTGCCCCACAAAACTCGCCCTTATTCCGCGACAGTTTGAGGAATTCATTTTCACACGAGTTTTCAAGTGATCGGCGAAACATAAACTCGAAATCAAAACCGCAAATGTTGTAGCCGATTATAATATCCGGATTTTCACGCTGGATGATATCCGTCCATGCAAGCAATAATTCACGCTCGGTTTTACATGTCTGAATCTCCGAATTCGCTACCTCGTCTTTCAATGTATCGCATGTGTCGAGAACGATACAGTGGTTGAGATAGGGTCGCTTTTCGCCATACGTTAGGAACGTCGAGCCAATAAATGTGACTTTGTCTCCTTCTACGGGTGGAAATATTTCTTGAAGTGATACATTCAACTTATTGATTTTTGTTTCACGATCCATTTTGTCGACCATCGACGTAATAAGATGAACAACGGTTTCTTTTTGAATAGGTGTTAGTGGTGTTGCTTTTGTTGTCGATTTTGACTTCCCCGATTTTGTAGCCTTTTGAGAAGATGATGATGATGATGATGATGATGTCTTGACTCCTGCATACGCCATAAGCAAATCATTCGCATTTTTATCTTCTTCATCCTTTTCATTGTAACCATCTTCTTCTTCATATTCAATATCTATATATTTTTCTTCTATGTCTATGTCAGCATCTTCACCATCGCCATCGCCATCGACGTCAACATCTTCGCCATTATCATCTTCGTCGTGTGCTTTGTTACTCTCGGCGATTTTTTCAAACATTTTCTCAATCGTGTTGCTTTCCTTTAACGCTTCATTCATTTTAATATCGGGTATATGAAACGAAACCCATACATCAAATAATGTAGCAAGTCGCTGTTCTGATACTTTAATCTTTGTATAGATGCGGTCAATATCAGGATGCGCAGGTGCGCCATATCCAAATGCTGTATATACAAGTTGTTTCAAAAGTGCAGGAGTAATATGTTCCATTGCTTCTGCACTTGATGTCACTCCCGCATTTCGACAAATAGCATCACAAACATCAACAATATTTGTAGCAAGTTTCTTATATGTCTTGATTGGAATCGGGAAATCTCCGTGACTACTACTTGCCTCAATATCAAAACTACATATTTTGTAGGGTACAATCGTTTCCTTGGTATTTAGAGGGACAATATCTGTAGACGCAATTTCGTATTCATATGTACAAGTCGTCGTTTTCAGTGTCCCGCGCGTTTGTTTTGCTTTCTTCGCTTCGAACCCAATCCAACCCGACGGGCTTATATCATGAACATGAAAGAACCGCAAAATAGGCGGAATATTTGACTCATATATTTCGGTTCTTGTATTGAAGTAGGGATACCCGTCACGCTTCAAAACCTGCTTTCCATCTTTACCGTTTTTAAACCACATATTCTTTACTTTATTCATTGTCGCCACATTTTTGAATTTTATTAGAATAAATTTGTGTTCTTTTCCGCCATCAAAACCGTACAACTTTTTCCTCCTTATTAGCTTCGACTCGACATCAAGAATAGAATTCTCGTAAAATCTACCGACTTTCTCTTTTAAATGTGAAATAAAAGCCCCCTTTTGAGGTATAGACCATTCGTCGCCGACTTTGATATAGAAGAATGGCTGATAGTCTCGAACAAATATTGCACATGTTTCGCCTTTTTCATTTAGACCAAACATTTGAATTGTTGTGAACTTTTCATCTTTTTTATATTTCTTTTTTCCATTATCGTCTGCATCACCATCACCATCGTCGCCGCCGTTTCTTCTCCACGATTCTTCTTCATCGCCGACGCCACCACCGGCATCTTCTTCTTGTTCACGTTTTTCATCAAATATATTGAAGTCTAGTAAACGAAACGATGTATCATATTTAGGTGTAGTTGTAGTTGATTGTGATTGTGTTTGTGCTTGAGCGCTTGTTGACATTGTATTTTTGTTTACTGTGTAATGATTGTGTACCTTGATGGTTGTTCTGTTTATATATACCAAACTATGTTTATTATGTTTATCAATTTTTATAATAACCGAAAATAGCGGATATTATAAAATAAATACAAATACACTTAACTGCGCTCACTTCTAAGCTCTAGCACCTAAACAACGGCATCGTTTAGTGCAGCAGGATCTTTTACCTGTGCGGCAAGGGCATGTAGAACGCTTGCATCCTCCGGGACACTTGCAAGCGCGTTTGCGTCCATATACACGCGTTTTACGTGTTCCACTACGACGATGACGGCGTGTATGTTTGCGTCTTCTAGTTCCACCGCCACCTTGATTTACAGGAGCAAAGTGAGGTTGATTATAACCATTACCACCACCACCGCCACCATTCATAGATCGAGCAACATGAACCTGACCTCCATCACCTCCATTACCCCCAGGCCCACCACCAGATTGTAAACCACCACTGTTACAACCACAACCCATTTTATATTTTATATTTTATATAGTATAGCTATATTAAAATATAAATATTTTGCTAAACATTCAGTAAAATATTTAAATATTAATTCATTGCCTTTTTCTACTATTATTTTTACATAAACTACGTTTATATTTTTTACGCGTTCTACCCGCCCCACCTTCATGTTTAGTTCCTTTTTTTTCTTTTCTTTTTCCTCTAGCTTTTGGAGATACAGACCTCGCCTCTATTTTTTCAAATTTTGGTGTCAATGGTTTTCTTCCTTTTGGTGATTTTGAAGATGAAGATGACGACGACGATTTTTTTCTAGCTCGTGCGCCTACACCCGTTCCTCTTCCTAAAGGAGACAACCGTGGAGAAACAGATTTAGGTGAACCTTGCTGAGTACGGTTTGCTTCTAGTCTTTGCTCTTCCTCAAATGCTAATATTTCATTTGGTGATAATGAAACAGGAGAAATAGAAGATATAGAAGAAGAAGATGAAAGTGGTGACTCAGGTTTTTTAGCCTTTCCTGATACATCTCCTTTTTCTTTTTCTTTTTGTAGTTTTTTTTCTAATTTTTTTTTAAGTTTTTTTTCGTCTTCTTTTCTTTTTACTAACTTTGTAATATCAAGAGCCTTGACTCCACTATCATCTGGAACTACTTGCGCTTGTGAAGGTGGATGTGCTACATGTGCAGGATGCATACTTTCTGGTCCTCTTGCTCCAGGCGGAACTACTAATATATCACGTTTCGGAGAAACAGAATGTTCTATTCTTGGTTCTTTTTTAGTAGACATATATAATAATAAAATAATAATAAAAAATAATAAAATATTTTAGTAATATATAACTAAAATGTTAAAGGATATTTCCATGGCTTTGCGTGTAATTGGTATTTTATATCTTTTTTACCTTCAGTATACAAATATGGTAAGTATACCATTATCTATTGTGGTATTAATTTCTTTGGGTTCTTTAGGCGCAGCGATGTCTTGTAAATTAAAACACACTGATAGCTACATACACGCAAGAGTATTTAACTATGCTATTGCTTTAGCTGGTCTTGTCATTATATTGCAAGAGTACATGTGAAATTTGCCTTCTGTTATCATTTGAATTTATTGCTCTTAATGTTATACAAAATATGTGGTTAAAACATATTTTGTATATCTAAAATATTTGGTGAATAATATTATTAACGACGGCGACTATGACGATGTCTACGCGTTTGTTTTCTACGAGTATGACGAACACGTTTTTGTTTCTTTGATTTTCTCCGACGACGAATGTTGCGTCTGGATTTATTACCTCCCTCTCCCATACCTGATGGTTCAATCCTAGTAGAGGCGGTAGTGGAAAATTTTGCGAAAGGTTTCGCGGATTTATGTGATGTTTTAAACGAGGTAGTGCGTAGAGCGGGTCCGCGAGTTTCATTAGCGCGTACTTGATTACGTAAAAATTCACCAAGTGTGCTTGTAAACTCAGGCCAACTTCTATTCTTAGTAATCCTAGAATTATTATATACCTCGTGTGCTGTAAGTTTCTTCAACTCAGGATAACCCATTAAATGGGAGTTAATAGTATTCATTTGTCTCTCTTTTAATTTCTCAGCAGGAGTCTTGCTCATTCTAACCTCATTCATTGCATTTGCATCATCGGTAATTGCTGCTGCTCTTTCTTCTTCTTCTTCTTCTTCTTCTTCTTCTTCTTCTTCTTCTCTTGCTGCTGCTGCTCTTGCTCTTTCTTCTTCTTCTCTTGCTGCTGCTCTTGCTCTTTCTTCTTCTTCTCTTGCTGCTGCTGCTGCTCTTGCTGCTGCTCTTGCTGCTGCTCTTGCTCTTTCTTCTTCTTCTCTTGCTGCTGCTCTTGCTCTTTCTTCTTCTTCTCTTGCTGCTTTTGTATCACCTGTGTTCATCGTGTTCATACCTTCTACTAGTTGACCCATATCATCACTTGTGTCCAAGTTATTAAAACCTTCTACTAGTTTTCCCATATCATAATGAACGTTCATTATTTCTATATATATATATAATATATAATATAAAAATATAAAATATAAAAATATTTACTAAAATTAATTATACATAATTTATATAATGAAGTTAAAAGATTTTGGAATAATAGTTCGAACAATTGGTATTATTTGTTTATTTGTATTACTAATACAAAAGAAAGTAACTATTCCTTTGTATATCGTTGCGCTGATTACTATCGGATACTTATCTTCTGCTATTTCTTGTAGTGTTAAACTCTTTTCTCCTTCAATGGAACATCATAAAATTGTTCACTACTTTATTGCGTTTTTAGGAATAATTGTTATTTTAAAGCATTACTCCGTCTTATAACACGTTAACAAACGTGCCGATGGGTCCTTCTCTTCACAAAATGGGTGTCGCCAAAAATAAGGGATTGTTTTTTCGCAACCAGGATACAACTTCTCGAAAATAGTTCTATAATAGAAACTCTCCTTATCATACGGTGCATTACATACATGCGTATATTCAATAAACTCTTTATATTTATTATACTCTTCGTTTGTTACTTTAGTGTCAATATAATCTCGAATAATCTGGAACCAACTTCTTTCATGACCACTCACACCATCACTAAAAGCCTCCTTTCTACGCCATAGAATATCATCGGGTAACAGTCCATCGAACGCCTTCCTAAATATATATTTCTCGATACGTGCATCATCGAACATCTTATACCGTGGCGGAATACTCATAACATATTGTAAAAACTTCTTATCTGCAAAAGGTACACGTGCTTCCAGTCCTGCACCACTAATACTCTTATCAGAACGCAGCAAATCAAAATAACAAACATCGCGAACCATGCGTTCATTTTCGCGTTTAAAATCTTCCTCAGTTTGCGCCTTCATAAATCCACGATATGACCCGAAAATCTCATCCGACATATCTCCACAGTAAATAACACAGTCTTCTGTAGTGGCGGCAATATACTTACTTACCAAGTAGTTTGGAACAGAAGCGCGAACAGATGTCGTATCATAGCTCTCGATTTGTTGAATGGTTTCTTCGATAGCTCCCAAAAATTCCTCCTCTGTAAGACAAACTTCGTGATGATTTGTTCCTAAATATTCCGCCACTTTTCGTGCCCATACCAAATCCGTTGACCCCTTCAGTCCAATACTATACGTATTCAAATCTTTTGCAGGCATATGGCGACACATGATTGCTACAACCGACGAACTGTCCAGCCCTCCCGAAAGAAGCGCACCTACCTTGCGCTCACTCATAAGGCGCTTTACAACAGCTTCTTCGAACAATGTGGCGATATTTTTACAAATGTTTTCTTCAGTATCCTCTATAGTAGGATAGTTGTAAATTCTTTCGACTTGTCCTGTTGCTCCTGCTGCGCTGTTTTGTGTAATATACACATTTTCATAGTAACTATAAAAATTAAAAAAAGGAGTATTCGCCTTGTCAAACCCGTTGACGAGTTTAGAATATACTGCATAACAACCAGGCGGAAATTGTTTAGCATTTGGTCTAAAACATTCATTAATCCCTTTAAGCTCACTTGAAACAATCATGGAGTTACTATACGTATAATCGTGTCCTGAAATAAATAGTGAACGTACACCTACAGGGTCACGAGCAACATATGTAGTTTCTGTTTCGTAGTCGTGTAGAACAAACGCAAATACACCATCAAGTCGGCGCAACATATCTCGGATACCAATTTTTTTATACAGGTGAATAATAATTTCGCAATCGGATTGACTTTTGTATTCTTCGTCGAGTTGGAACTCCTTTATAAGATCGCGAAAGTTATAGATTTCTCCATTACAAATAAGACGGCAATTTTTAATAAAAAATGGCTGGTTGCTTTCGGGTGTTTGTCCATTAATTGCAAGACGATGGAAGCCCCAAAAACATGCATAGTTTTTCGAAAATTGTCTATCATTTAGAAAAATACTATTATCAGGACCACGATGCGAAATTTTGCTGAAATCATGTTGATATGTTTTAATATTTTCTAGTAGAGATTTTTTATATTTTTCAAGTGTTCCATTTCTTAAAAAATTTTGAACAAAAAATATACCACACATTTTATTATCAATATTACAGAGAGCAGATATAAGAGTATATATTATTATTTATTGTCTTTAACCCATTTTTTTAAAATATTATAACAAAATATAATATAGTAATATAGTAATATTAGTAAATATAATATAATAGTATGGATTCTGTTTCCCAAGTATATGATAAACCCCAAATGTATGGTGTTCCGAATAAGTTATATTTGTGTCAATATGAAAGACAAAATGAAATAAATGATAGAATATCATCAAGAAATATTCCATCGGCGCCGCTGCAACCTTTTTATTATCAGGTACCCGTTTCTACAAAGTACGGTTATATGCCTATTTTAGACCAAAGTAAGCCTGCTACTGTACCTCTTAATAATTATCCCGTTTATAATCCTCATACCACATTTAACCCTGGAAATAATATGGCGCCTTGGTCTGGTTTTGCTAACAACGTAAACGTTGAGTCTACGCTGCGTAGTCAGTTTTTTGGATTACAGGATTGTGAACAATCTCAATATGTTCCTTCGTCAAACAGCGACCTTTACAATGTTTATGTTCCTCCCAAACCTGTAAAACAACCTTATCCTGATTTATTTAAGAAGGAGATTTTTGACCATTGCAATCCAAATCCTAATAATTTAGGGAATAATTTTTTTAATAATAGTACGCGAACTGAGAATAAAGATATTGTACCCGAAGAGGAGAAACAATTCTATACTAATTAACAAACCTGTTTTTTATTTTTATTTTTATTTTTATTTTTATTTTTATTTTTATTTTATATTATTTTATAACATAAGTCGTGTTTAAAATAATATTATTTTATATGTCTTCATTTTAAATGGAAAATAATGATAAACCAAATATAGAGACTACAGTAACAGAGAATACAGTAACCGATACTACGATAAATACTAATACTAATATGAATAAAATAGACAATATTAACTATATTACTCTTGAAATTATGGCTAATTCTGATACATATAATAAGTATCTAAAAAGAAATAATTTAGAGCATAACACAGTATTAAAAGGTGATAAAAGATTTTATAGAAAACGTATTGCTGCAATGGCGAAAGATATTTTGAATAATAATGTTAATAACAATAGCGATAGTCCTATAAACGATGTTATTATAAACGCCTTTAACACATTTGCACGTTTGTGTATATCACATTTTAAATTTAAGGATACCATGGATAATATCCAGGGGGACTATAAAGATATGGTTTTAGTAGATACCTGCGGTGGTGCGTCGGGTATAGATACCATCGAAGGGTGGTCCATGGATGAAGCGAATAAGTTATTTATGAAACAGGTAGATAAGAAAGTGATAACAATGGATAATTTTGTTACGAAAACTTCACCACCACAAGATGAAATGATAATACCAAAAACGAAAGACTTAAACTTGAAAGACCCGAAATATAAGAAGAAAGATATTAAAAAGGGATTTACAAAAAATCATATAAATAATGGTGTAAAATGGTCTGATACCAATGAAGTAATAGAAGTTAAGGTAACTAAAAGTGAAAATAGTAATATTTAATTTTATTTAATAATTAATTTTTTAATTATAGTGAAATAATATATATACAATTACACAAATACGTAATTATAAAAATACATAACAATGAAAACAAAAAAAATGGAGAATATTCTTAAGTTTGTAGATAAAAATATGAAGTTTAAGTCTGAAGTTAGAGGCAAACAGCGTGTAACGTCTAAACGATCAAGCGTGTCAAAAACAGTAAAAAACAAGGGAAACAGAAACAGAAACGGAAACAGGGTAAATATAAATAAAAAAATAGAAAAAGGGGCACCTTATGTAGAAAAACACCCAGATGGATTTATAAAATTAAAATGTAGCCCAAAAATACAAGAGAACGATTTTACATGTTATAGCAATGATTCATTAATAAAACTTAAAAATTTATGGAATGCTCGTCATCCAGATGTGATGATAACAACAAATGACCCGCGTGAGATTTGGGAGGAATTGAAGCGACATTTAAAAAGTGTATGTAATAAAGAATCGTGCTGGTTAAAACAGAATTTTGCTTCATCGGGAGTAGATAAAGAAATGTTGAACTATACATTTGCGCCAAAAAGTCCCGATGATTGGAAAAAAAATCCTAATGAGTGGTTAAATAGTATCGATATTGAAAATGTTATGAAACAGTATGAGAAAGAATTTCCTTATTTTGATTTTATAGGAGCAGCGCCTATAGATTTCGACTCTCCAAAAATGTATGGCGAATGTGTCTGGGAAGAATTGTGTCGTTTTGATTTAAACATATCCATCAGAAATGGTCGTAATAAAATCGGATTTGTTTTTAATACTGACCCACATTATTTATCGGGGTCGCATTGGATATCTATGTTTGTAAATATAAAACAGAAATATATATTCTTTTTTGACAGCACAGGTAATCCTCCACCCAAAGAAGTTAAAAAGTTAATTAAAAAAATTATAGAACAAGGAAAAGTTGCCGGAATAGACTTTCGTTATATAGAAAATAAAAAACACCATCAGCGAAAGCCTACCGAATGCGGAGTATATTCTCTTTTTATGATAATTAATTTATTGAAAGAAACTAAAAAGCCCGATGATTTTATTATTGACACTTTTCCAGACGAAGAAATGCAGAAGTTTCGTAACCAGTATTTCAATAGTGAATTGTAACAATTTGGCTTATATTTTACCTATTATTTTTAATCCAAGTTTACAATACTTGTACAGTTTTCTATTACGCGATTTTTAGATGACCATTTATAAAAATGATACATATTTAAATCGGTTATAGCAGTTAATGAACTATAAAAATCATACCCCACTTGATGTACTCCGATTGTATTTATAGATGATACTTTATAAATATTTTTACTTCTTTCGAGATACTCTGTCGGATCAGATACAGCCAAAAATTTTTTAGGTAAATACGGCGTACTTGGAATATTATCATCAATAGTATTTGCCCAAAAATTACAGAACCCAAAAATGTCAATATCGGGTTTATTTATTATAAATTGTTTTAGAGTATTGTCACTATACTGTGTAAGGTTAGGTGCTGTAGACTCAATAAACTTATTTTTGGGGATATGTAGATACTCGTCCAAGTCACAAAAAATCATATAGTTATATATATCCTTTCCATATTTGTATAGAGCATGGTGCATCTGGCCCATTTGTGCGTGGTGAGGATATTTGACTCCGCGAGGATTCCAATAGCGATAATTCCATTCAACTAGTGTAACATCTGGTTTATCAAATATTTTGCTTATTTCGGGTGTAATAATTCCATTGTAATACATATAAAAATGTTGAACCCCCTGTTTTTTATAATAGTTATAAAATAATGGAAATAAATAGTAGTCATGTTTAAATAATGTTGTTAAAGCTAAGAAATTGTTCGGATGTATATTCTGAATCATATTTGTATGTATATGGTGAAGGTCGTATGATTTTATCATGTTATTAATAATACTAACATTTACTTTTATGACAGTATTAGGTGGGGTTATGTATTCATACATATATATTAAAATGGGCTCATTTGAATCTTTTACATGACTATTAGATAATTTTAGTATTTTATTATTTATATTTACTGTTATGTGATGTGGTACTGCAGGCACATTGTAGATAGGCATTATCAAATATATTTTATTATTTTTATAAAAAATATCGAAAAATAACAACTTTGCATTATTAACGGAAAAATACTGAGGTTTGTATGGTTTTTGAATTACTGCATTTATATTTTTTATAGGTAACATTATTACTATTGATATTATTATTATTATTATTTTAAATATTTAAATATTTTAATATTTTAAATATTTAAATATTTAAATATTTTATTACTTTATTACTTTAATGCTTTAATGCTTTAATGCTTTATATGAATTGAAGTTGTTAATATTTTTTATAACCAACTTATAACTCCAAGACACTCCCATTAAGTATATTACAAATAACATTATACATAGACTTGCCTTTTGTTCCAAAATTTCATCTATAATTTCGTACGAAAATACTAAAATTTTAATGATTCTATAATACGAATACCATATAAGCTGGATAAAGTCTGTAACATATATTAGTTTATAATTTTTGTGTTCTTTGTGTATATGATAAGAAATATACAACATCATATTTGACATTTCAAAAATATAATACCCATTCAATATTGATAAGAAGTATGCATTATACAAAGAACCATGTAATATTGTAATCGTTATTATATGATGAATAAAATAAGGAAGTTGCTGTCCTAGTTTATCTTTAAATTTTAAAACAGTTGTAAACAAATAAATTAAATCATATATATAAAATCCTATACTTACGTGTGTTATATAAACCATATCATTGCTATAATTGTGATACAATATAAAAATAAGTCCGTGAATAAAATGTATAATATTTTTACTTACTTCTTCTTTCTTATATTTTAATAACTCTAAAAACAATAAGTGACACGACATTACTATTGGGATGATATATCCTATGTTGAACATTATAGGTTTTTGATATAATAGTATATTACTATGTTATGGTTAGCGTATATGATTTGTGTATGTTGTACATACATATGATTTTATGTGTTTATATTAGTTTAAAAAATAATAAAATGCAATGATATTAGATATTAGATATTATTGTGTGAAAAAATATATTAAATATTCTATATATAGTATAATTATAAATATAACAATAATATAGTAATTACATTTAAATGTCATTTACAGATTTTACAAAAAATGAAAATAAAAGCATTATATGGGGGCTTTTACAAGAAGGAGGTGTTTTTAATGATATTCCAAATAATTATTTTGATAATATAAAACGACTTTTTGAATCATCTATTTTATCTATGAAGTCAGAGTTTGATATTTTTTTCGATAAAAACGATGAAGGTGATGACGACTATGACAAAAAGGCATCAGAGATGATAGTTAATAGTAATAAGGCAGTTATTAAAAATATGATAAATGAGCTGGGAAAATTTAAAAAATCTCGACAACAACAACCGGCACAACCACAACAATCACATCAATCACAGTCACAATCCCAGACACAACTACAACAAGTTCACTCTTTAACGCAACCAACTGCAAACACATTACCAATTCCACCCAGGTATGGTATGACACCCGAGTCATCTAAAAGTATAGACTCGAGAGGTATTGGTAAAAAACCAAAAATAGAGGAAATATATAGAGCGGATGATTTACAGAACCATCGTATGTCTGAATTAGAGGTTCGTTTAAAAGAGAAACAGGAAGAAATGGATAGCATGTTGAATAATAAAAAACCTACAAGTATAGATTTTTCTGATAATAAACTAAATGATAACAAACTAGCTAGTGATGAAATGGAGAAATTATTAGCACATGCCTTGTCATCGCGTCAGCGAGAGTTGGAACAATTAACAATGAATACAGATAAAGATGTTTCAAAAAATGCAGAGGAATGGATAACCGGGTCAAATGATCCAGTCGCTATTGCTCTAAATGCTTCTATCGCCATAAAACGTTCACATGATATAAAACGCCCAACCGAACAAAATTCTATTATAAGTAAAAAAAATGTATCATTTAATGAAGAAAATAATGAGGAAATTTTTTACGATAAGGACTCGATAAATAATACAAGTGAAGATACAATAACACCTAATAATATTCAAGACAATGACAAGTTGTCGTTCCTTTCTAAACTAAAAAGAACAAATGTTGGTAAATATGGAGAATCAGGAATTGATAGTATACCTTTGGATGATTTTATGACAGGTTACGATGACGGTGATGGTGATGGTGATGGTGATGGTGATGGTGATGGTCACCGTGATGGTTATAGTGGTATGCAACTTTTTGTGAATGAAAAAACAAGAAATACAAGAAATATAAGAGATACAATACATATAAGAGATACAATAGACTCGAGAGAATATGTTAAATTAGATGAAAAGATAAATAAAATACAAAACTATATCGAATCTATGAAACAAACTCAGGATAAAATTTTAGAGTTACTTGGAGCAAAGTAGTATATTTTTTGATACTTTAAATAATATTTTGTATAATATTTTATATAATATCTATCCAATGTTGAATAAATATTATAAAAATGATTTTCGATTAATCTCACGCATCTGTAACATCTCATATTTTATACATCTTTAGATTTGGTAGAGGGAGCCAAAGAAGCAACTCCTCCTTCAGGCTTTTTGGGTTTCGCTGGTGGCGCTGCAGTAGCCGTTGCAACACTTGCCGAGGATTCAGCCATCGCTGCACTCATTTTAACAAATGTACTTTTACCATCTTTTTCTACTACTTTACCGACTACCAAAGGTTCACCTCCCATATCTTTTGCAGCAAGGTAACTATTATAATCATACACAATGCTTGTTTTCATATCATATGCATAATCTGATTTAACACCATTAAATGTCAATGACATCTTTCTTAACTTTAGTTCTGTTTCTTTTGTATTTTGCGCCATAGATGCATCAGATTCTTCATTGTCTATAGATGGAGCATAAGAAAACTTGTTAGAATTTACAACACCAAATGTGAAACATTTTAGTTTCTCTTTTGATGCGACATTTCGGTGAATTGAGCAGTCAATAGATGCTTCTTTAACCGCCATAAGTAGCTGACGATTGATTTCCTCTTTTATAGTAGATATTTCAAACAATGACTGGTCAGTTGTCAATGGTTTTTTAGCGTCACGTTTACTAACATCATTCAACCTAAGCTCAAGAGATGAATCCTCGCTTAATTGTTTCGGTGTAAAAGTCATTACGTACAACATCACGTGCACTGTTCGTAGTTTTTCATCTTTCAAGTCATTATGGCTACAGATGCGTCTAGCCCTCCCAATTACCTGCTCTATTCGCACGGGATGCCAGTAAGGCTCCATAATATGAACATAACGAACATTTCGTAAACTAATACCCTCTGCGCCAGATGCAGTAATCATAAGAACTTTTATAATTTGTCCCATAAAGTTATTTGCTGATTTGGGTGATAGTTGTTCTCTGATTGAAACAGGAATATAGTCCCATGTGCTATTAAAAACATTTCTTATTATCTCACGCTCCTCATCGCTCTCTGTTCCTGTATATAAAGCAAACATGGGCTTACCTTGGTCTTCGTCGCTTATATCGCAAATCCAGTTTCCGGAATCATTTTTACGAATTTTAAAACGCGCAAAACCATTTGCTTCAAGAACTAGCGAAAAAATTCCTATACCTTCTAAAGTACGGAACTGACTATACACTAAATTCAATCCTTGGTGGTGAGGGTCTTGTATATTTTCCAACATTGCTAAAAACTTAGGACTATATGTTTGCAACTCTCCTTGTGGTGGTTTTGTGAGAAACTTCATCATACCACTTTTAAGTTGTAATAAAGAAGCGGCAATTCTTTTATCATATGTGGTATCAACTTTTCCTGATATTTCCTGTGCTAACTCTTCTATTTCATCCATTGTATGTTCACCGTTAGGATTTTCTAACCTTTCCGATGCCTTTATCGCATCAACGTCATCTTCATTTGCACCTTCGCGAATCGCTCCTTCTACATCATCATCTTCTTTCGGAAGAGGTCTTCTAATATCTGTTGGAAATACAAAGTTACAAAACAGTCGTGAAAAAATACGGTATGTAGATACAGCGTCTTCATATATGTCATCGCCTTTACCCTCGCCACCTGCACCTGCTCCCGGCTTTTTCCTAGATTTTGATTTCTTTTCTAGATTACGTTCGGCACTGCGTGCCTTTTCATATGCTAAAAATTGGTGATCGCTCATAGGCACTTCTATTACACGAAAGTCCATATCTTTATCGTACTTAGGCATCAACTGTTCTTGTGCACTACGAAAATATGATGTCAGTCCCAATATTCGGCGCTGAAACATATTTATATTTTTTACCTGTCCTGTTTCGGAGTTAATAAAATAAGAACGAAAAGCATCTAGCGAATCAGGCAGCGCCTTAAATGTTTCTACTGTTATACTTCCAGGAGCCACATTAATGTTACGCGCCTTTAGTGTACCTAGAACCAGTTTCTCAAATTCAGTATCCGATAAATTCGGCGTTTCACCCTCTGGCGATACTCGCAACACCCCATTATATTGTCCCTTATCATCTACATTGAAAAATCCGAAAGGATTTCGTGTAACTGTTAATACGTGGGAAGTATCATTGTAGTCCATATAGTCAAGTGTATTTAATCCTTCAAACATTTTCATAAGTACTTTCTTATCAACTTTTGACTGTGAGGCTATCTGGAGAGGGAATTTCCATGTTTTAATATAACCACGCAGTATATTGAAAATAATAGCCATCTCGTTGGGGTAGTTAATAACGGGTGTTCCGGTTAGAAGAATTATCTTGACATTATCGGCCGTCATTAACATATCATATAATCTCATTGAAAGTGATGTTGGGCGCTTTAGTTTATTTACGATGCGACTAATAAAGTTATGCGCCTCATCTATGATAATTACGTGATTTGAAAAAGGATTCTGTGTAAAGTCGGTGGACAATGTTTTTAGGTTACTCATTCGCATACCGTTATAATTAATAAATGTATACTTTGCATCTATCATTTGCTCTATTTGACGGTCAAGGCTCTCTTTCTCATCAGAAGATAACGAAACATAGTTTGATGGTTTTTTAACATTTACTAGCCATGCACCGCGCATTTTAATAATGAATGTATCTTTTAACTGTAAAATAGCAGCCAGTGTTTGTACCATAGGGTCAGTTTTGTTTAAAATGGGTACAAACTCCCAGAATTGATTTTTCTTATAAATTTCATCGCCGCATTTTTTCATTTCTTCAATATAGTTTCGGCGCAATGAAGCAGGTGTCATTACAATAACATTTTTATATGTTTTTAAACCTTCAGCAATTGCAATAGAAGAGCATGTTTTACCACTTCCCAATCCGTGGTACAATAATAACCCGCGATATGGTGTATATATATTCAAATAATCGCGAACTATTTTTTGGTGTGTTAAAAGAGAAAATTCAGCATTTGCTGCGGGGTCGCATGAAATTTGCTCCTTTTTGCTAGAAAGTTCGTCGTGATATGTTAAAAAAAGTTCATTAATAAAGTTAACAAATTTTTGACGATTATTCATATAGTAATGAGAAGCGGATACACTAGGCAAAGGGCGTCTGGGTAAACGGTTTCCAACTAGTTCGCCCTTTATTTCCATTTTTTCTATTTCTTGGGATACTAATCCCCATATAGGTTTTTCGGTTAAGCGTTTTGATGAAGCTACTGCACCGACGCCACTGGCTACGCCTAATTCTGATGGCTTTGTGACGGAATCTGCAGCTGCAGCAGCTCCCATAATAAGAGAAACATCTTCAACAAGGAATATACGAGATGGTAATTTTCGTATAATAATAATTTGTCTTGTAAGCAAAGAAGTATCTGCTTCAGCGGCTGCAGAGTCAGGTATAAAGGAATGTTTTGGAGATGGTTTAATTTGTTCGCTTTTTGTTTTAGTATAGTCCCTAGCTTTTGGTACATAAACCTGTAAATCGGTACGAAGTCTTTCAAATATATCAACACGACTTATAAGATCTTTGCTACGACCGTCTATAACACTAACACCAGGAATAACTTCGCCTACGCCTTCACCTTCACCTTCGCCTTCGCCTTCGCCTATACCTACACCTACTCCTGTTTTTCCCTCAACATGCTTAGGAAATGTAACTTTTATTTTTTTTTCTGCTTGTGGTTTGGGTTTTTGTGGTTCTACATTTTCACCTGGTTTAGATTGTGAAGTGGGAGTAGGTTTATGTTCTAATCTTTCTAAAACAAATGCCGGTGCTAGTGTTGTTTGAAGTTGGTGTATCATCGTTTGTTGTGCATAGTCTACGCCTGGTTTTCCACTAGGAAGAATTTGAGGTCCTACATTGGGTGCTTGTAAAACTTGTAATAAATTTTCTCTTGCTTTCTCAGATAGTTCATATTTTTCCGACTTTGCCTTTTGAGAAGCAGCGGCAGCCGCAGATTCAGCAACATTTACTGCTTCATCATCTTCGCCTTCACCTTGCATATATGGATCGTTAACAACTGCATGAGATGGTGATGCTGGTGCCGATGAAGCTACTAGATCTAAACGTTCAGCATAAGAACTAGCTTTACTCTTTAACCTTTGTAACAAGTCTCCTATTTCTTTTGTTTGTTGTGGATCATCGACTAACTCAGATAATCTTTTTTTTAAATCTTGTATCTGTGACTTTAGTTTTTCGTATTCTTGGTCCGCCATTATATTATATTTATACAAATATTTATTATATACAACAATAATAAAAATATAAAAATGACTTTATTATTGTTAACATTGTAATCAATTAAATATTAAATATTAGATATTAGATATTAGATATTTTGAAGTGCAAACTCGCAAGCCATTTGTTCAGCCTTTTTTTTAATCTTGTGTGTTCCAGAAGCGAAATGAACTAAAACGTGCCCTTTCTCTTCATAAATTTCGCGGATTTTTGTAAACGATTTTAGTTCACTATAATTGACCGCCTTTCTATAATCAACTTGATATATTTCTTTCCCAAGACATAAATAAACACCCATAGTATATCCTATATCAATATCGTGTTGTATTTCTAAATAATCAGGAGTAGTTTTAAATTCCTTCTGTATTTTTACTTGTAAAATATTTTTATAGTTGTCATCATTTTTAATAAGAGAGATCCAGTCAATATGTCTTTCGAATACCGCTTCTATGAATTTTTGAGCCATTTGAAACCCGGGTCCTGTAACAAATACATTTTCAAACCATTTGCCTTCATCGTTTACTGTAATTTTATTAAAATCTAGAAATAATGCACCTATAAATGCTTCAAATAGGCATCCCAATTTTTTAAGATTTGTACGTGTATGTTTTTCCTCTGCATGTTTGGAAATAATAAACCATTTATGTAGACCCATGTCGTAAGCCAATTTACCGATTGACTCATTTTTTACGATTGCTATTTTTTTTTCTGTCATGAAGCCTTCATTCTCTTTAGGAAATCTGCGATATAGGTAATATTTTGTAACACATTCTAGTACTCCGTCACCGATAAACTCGAGGCGTTCATTTGATTTTGTTCTGAGAGGCATACAGTTTGCGGGTTGAGGCATAATTTTAATGTTTTCTCTAGCATTTTCTAGTTGTGGCCGTTTTGTATATGAAGCGTGAATAAATGCTCGACGATAGAGTTCAAAATTGTTTAACTGTGTTGGAATACCATATGACGAAAGAATAGATTGAACTTCGCTCAATGTAATCTCTCTATTTTCCTGATTATATGGATTAAATATGTATCCATCATCGCACTGAATAATATCCAAATCATTTAGTATATTTTTTCCCTGTCCTGTTGTATTTAGTTTAGGAGAAGGAATTGGTGAAGTTGACTCACTCGCTTTTTTTGAGGTTGTTGACATTGACATCGACATTAATATTTAGAAGTTATAATTCTTTGTGTTTGTTTATGAAACCTTACTATTAATTATATTTTTATCTTTAAATGATTTCAATTTATTTTACTTTATAAACAAAACAAAACAAATAATAATATTAAAATGTATATTTGGTATATTTTTTATATTTAGCATATATATAAAAAACAAAATGGTTGGAATGAATGTTGTCGGTGGTAAGAAGGCTAGGTCTTCCGAGTCTCTTACCAATAAAGGATGTATTTTCGGAAGCATGGCTGGAATGCCCCCCACTATTGGCGTTCCTTCTAGTCTTGTAGGTGTTTATCAGAAGGAGACCTCTTATTGCAACTTTTGTATTCCTCCTGGTTGCAAAGACGGTTTTGCTTATTTGAAGGCCAAGGGTTTGATTACTTACAACAAGGGTGCTGGTGGTGTTGGAAGAATGCAGTACTCTCCTGGTATCAAAAATCTGTTTGGTAATGGTTACCAGCGAAATATTTAAATATTTAAAACATTTACTGTTTATTTTAATATAATTTTTCATATTATATAATCTTTTAAATTTAATATTATAAGATTATATAGAATAAGAACAAATGCCTGAAAGAAATGGACAAAGAAGTAGAAATGGACGCTCGGCTACAGCTCGCCGCGTATTGTTTAGCGCCACTGGTTCAACCGACGGTATGTATACCAATACCAATAATGGTGGTGGAATGAAGAAAGGTGGAGCACAGCCCAGTGGAACTGGTTTTATGATTTCTTTTGCTCAAAGATCGCGTATTGCCGTTCCCGCTTTAAATGCTAACTATTTGTTTAAATTTAGACAATACTATAACCCTCCTCGCCACGCCGGCCCCATGATGTAATTTTTAGACTTGATACCTTAGTCGAGTTAATAATAACTATATGTAGTATATAGGTAACACCATATACCACGTTGTAACATATAGTTATTATATATAAATAAACAATATATTTAAACAATATATTTAAACAATATATTTAAACAATATAAAAAATAAGCGATATATTATATATACGCAAGAAAGTAATACAGCAATATGTCTTGTCCAGGCATAGTAATAAAAGTAGATAATCGCGAGACTGACTTGATACCATTAGTTGAAAGAAGAATAGAATCATATTTATCGGAACCACCTTCGCCTCCTCCTCCCGGACCTTCAAAGAAAAGTAAGAATGGGTGTTTGGTTCCGCTCCATATGTTTCAGGATGTAGAGGTCACTAATGATATATTACCTGGAGATGTAACAGATGCGAGAGAAAATAGGAAATTCCATAAAATTAAAATAGAACAACTTCATATCGGTGATATAGTTTTTGAGGACGATTACGGAAAACCTGTTCTCATTTTTGAAAGAAAGACGCTAAATGATTTGGCTGCAAGTATTAAAGATGGTAGGTATAATGAACAATCGTTTCGTTTAGATAAAGAACCGGCACATAATCACAATATTATATATATTATTGAAGGAGATATCGAAAGGTATAATGAAAAACGAACGCATATTTCTAAAAAAACCCTTATGAGTAGTATGTTTTCACTTTTATACTATAAGGGATTTTCGGTACTGAGAACAAATACAATTTGTGAAACAGCGGACACTATTGTTTATTTTGCTGACAAGTATGATAAAACTCGTATCAATGAGAAGAATCGAAAACCATATTATGAACTTACGGCGCCTGGTAGTGATATCGGTAGTGAACTAACACATGCGGTTGTACAAGAGACAACAGAAACCGAAGAAAGTGAAAAGTACTGTGGTGTGCTTAAAGGTCATAAAGAAAAGAATGAATATATAACTCCGGAAAATATAAATATAATCATGTTATCATGTATACCGGGTATAAATTCTAAAACGGCTACACAGATTATGAGTGAATATAAGACAATACAAAATCTCTTATATCAACTTGAAATAGACCCATCATGTTTGAATACATTTATGATAAAGACGGAGTTAGGTAATACGCGGAAAATTAATAAAAACTGTGTAGATAATATTAAAAAGTTTTTATGCACGAATAAATAAAACAATTAAGAGTAAAAAAATACTTCGTCTGGTTTATAGTAACCTCCATCTACGAGTGTTTGCGTGAAATCGGCACCTCCCCAGTTCGGATCCATAGGGTCTGGACTAAGACCAGTTGACGCTGTAACATAGTCGAGCATCATATCAGGAGTAAATTCGCCTTGGTCGACATTAGAGTTATCATAACCTGGATAAGAGTTTACATTATATGGTGGGTCGTTATGTGACGCATCTAGTAACTTTGTTATTTGTTTTCGCGGAGGAGGCGAATAAGGGAAGGCGGAAGCGGGCACACCGCTTAATCCACCTTGTAGATTTGTAGGACCGGGACGAATTTTATAAGATTCAGTGCCGTCGGCTTCACTTGAGTGTTGTAAATATAGTACAGGACATATAGTTCCAGATGCGCGTTGGAATTCGACGAATTCTACATATTCTTCTAAATTGTTAAATATAACAGGATTTACACCTGGGACCTCTTTTTTTTTGGAGTTATACAAATAAAGTAGCGCACCTTTTTGTATTAACACGTTCGGACAGTTAGTATCGAGTGCAGGCATTGTCAACGCTTCTTTAAAGTCCGCCGATGTATAATTTAATACAAAATATGTAACCATTATAAATAAAAGAATGATTGATAAATTTTTTAACATCGTTTATATATTATTTTATTATAAAAAAATATTATAATATATGTTACGAAATAATAAATAATATTGATTAATTATATAATATAATATACATAAAATGTTTGAAAGTGGCGATGAACCTAAAATACTAACTGAAAGTGAAGTTATGGAATTAAAAAAAAAGCATGGTATTGTATTATTTTATATGAACGGGTGTGGACACTGCGAGACTATGAAACCCGCTTGGAATAAAGTAATAACCGAACTTAAAGATAGACACAAGAATGAAATTATTTTAGGGGCGGTTGAAAGTAGTAATATGGATATGTTTAAGAAACATGGTATAAGTCCTTCTGTTTCTGGATTCCCTACAATATTATACTTTCATCCAAATAAACTTTCTAACCCCGAATCTTATAACGGAGACAGGAGTTACGAAGATTTAAAAAAATGGATATTAAGTAAAAAAGGCAAAGGCAAAGGTAACAAGCCCGTTGTTATACTAACAAATTATAACCCAAATAATAAGCATAGTATGGGTAAAGGCATGGGTATGGACCTTGGTAAAAAAAGAGGGCTTGCTTTTTCACAGTATGGTGGTGGTGGTAGAACTAGACGTCGGAGACATATGAAGAGGAAGTCGCATACACGTAGAAAAACTTCTATGCATAAAAATACGAGAAGGCGTCATCGTCGTTAATGTTTGCGCTTGCGTTTGCGTTTATATTAGTAATGTTAATAATATTAATTATTTTCAATTAAAAATTGAAATTAATTAATTCCCTATAAGTAATACATAAGCAAAAAATAGAACCAACTATTCGTACAATGACAAGTGTCGCAAGCAATGGAACCAATGGAAGCGACGACGCTCGTAGTCTTTTAGAAAGGGTACTGGAGACACAGCAACAGATTGCTGACAGTTTTGTTGTTAAAGAGCCCGATGTTCAGTATTATGGCTGGTTTTCAGAACAAGTACAATCAAGACGACTATACAGACCATCGGAACATAAACTACGACGCAATACTTCAAACCCTGTATCGATAACAAGTCCTCCTTATACGTACTGGTTACAAGGCAAAAAGAAGGTTCTGGTTACAGATGTTACATTAACTACAGAATCAATGCAAAGACACAAAGAAAGCAATGCTGTGTTTTTAGGCAAGCTCGACAAATTTTGTTGCAGGTCTTATACCAAACTATAACAATTTTACTATACGGGATGCTGGGATGCTGGGATGCTAGGATGTTACTATATTTTTATTTGATTGGTATTTTAGAGGTACAAAAAATTGAAACGAAAAAAGGCTATAAATGTATGAGTATGCAAAACAAAACAATATAAAATGGCTTCTTCAAGTGTTACAGTGACATGCGCAACTTCTTTGCCTATAGAAGGAAACAAGTTGGTTGAGAGAATGCCGAAAAAAATTAAAATCGATTTATCTAGAATATCGTGTCTTTTGAATAGAACGAATGATGTTATAGAAACTATAAATATAAATAATATATTGGAAAATGAAACTAAGGATGAGTACATGAACAACTATATCAAAATCAATGATGACATCAAAGCTGATGATGATGCTGAGGTTGCCGATGGTGAGGGTGATGGTGGGGGTGAGGGTGAGGGTGAGGGTGATGGTGAGGGTGAAAAGAGTGGTTACTACTATAGGAACAGGGAGAGAAAACTTGAATACCAGAAGAAATACAACAAGGAGCAAGGAGACAAGATAAAAAATTACAACAAGGATTACTACCAAAAAAGAAGAGAAGAAATTCTTGAAAAGGCGAAGACGAAGATTACTTGTGACTGTGGTTGTGAAGTTCAACTATTTAACATGAACAGTCACAAAAAAACGAAGAAACATGCTAAAGCACTTCAACGTCTTCTTGAAGCAAAAGATTAGAAATTATAAAATTACATTTATTTATTTATTTTTTTAGTGTTTTATTATGATTAGTATTAGTATTAGTATTAGTATCATTATTGGGTTTGTTATTTTTTTTGAATGATTTTTTATGTTTACTGTATACTTTAAGTTTCATTACAGGTTCATCTTTATTAAAAAAATCTTTTATATGTTCTAACATTTTTTTACTAACAATTATGTCTATATCGTGTTCATGCTTATCTTTTTCCTTTACGTTATATTTTAAATTAAACATGGTAAATTCTTTGAATTCATCTTTATTTTTTATGTCACTCGAAAGAGGTGAATTTAAGAATCGATTTAACATTACATTAGCGGGTAAAAGGTGTTTATATTCTTTAACATGAATATAGTAAACATTGTCATTACTCATTTTTGGGTGAAAAATATCATCTACAAAACAAATCTCAATATCTGAAGGTAATTTAGTACACCTAAAAAAATCATCTAAACATTTTTCGTGCGTTGTTCTATTTATTTCAACAACTTTTCCGTTTATTTTAAAAGCAGCTATGATTTGTTCAAATATTACTGATTTTAACTTATGTTCAAAATAACCCTTAATGTGTTCGGCCCATTTTCGTTCTCCTGTGTTATTTGTATAAATCATAACAGCTTGACATTTATTTTCTTTCTTTTTCTGTAGTAAGTATTTTAAAATATTCATAATATTGGGTCTGATAAATTCCGGGTATAAGTCCATTAGTTCGTTAAAAATACTATATGACTTATTTGGATTTTTATAGTAATCATCCAGTAAGTTACAAAAGCTCCCTAACTCTCCAAAATGTCCTAATGTTTCATCTAAATCAAAAACAACAACTTTTTTATTTATGTTTTTTATTAATTTAGGCATTTAAAACGAATATAAAATTAGTATAAAATATAAATATATATTTTTATATATAAAAATAATTATTATCTACTTTTAATATAACTTTAATACAACTATACACTCATGGGTATTTTAACTAAAAGTGACTATGAAAAAATATTAAATTATTATAATATACCTTTTTCCTCCTCGGAATCTTCGAAACAAATTAAAAATAAAGCGGAAGAAATCCTTGCAGAAAAATTATGTAAGTGTATTAAAAAAGTTAAAGAAGGCTCGGATGGTAACAACGTCGGTGCTCATACAGATGCAGATGAATCACGTGCAATTGGTATTTGTACTGATACCGTGTTTCGTCGTAAAGGTATTAAGCATAGTGCTTTTACGTGTAAAAAAAAACCTAGACTTTTAAGATTCCATGCAAAAAAATATTCCCTTGTAAAAAGAAGTAAATATTTATCAAAAAAACAGAAACTTAGAAGAATGTCTTTAACTATGAAAAAATAAGTATTATAATAACAATAATAACAATAATAACAATAATAAACTTTTTAATTAATTTGTTAGAAACATAAAAAGTACCAACAAATTAATTGGGGAAAATATAATTATTTAAGCTGAAGGTTTAGACTGACGAGGTGTCTTCTTTGAAACTGCACGAGGAGTTGCGGGAACATCACCAACACTATCTACTTCCTGTTTCACTGGTGCTGAAGTGGATGCAGGTGTGGGAGAAGGAGCAACATGTTGCGACTGCGAAGAAGAATTCCTATCCGAACGAGAAGGGCGATCGGAATACTCATCGCTTCGACCATGTCCGCGCACACTTCCACTTCCGCGTGAATCATAATGCTCGTTTCGATCACGACGAACAAGCATCCACTCACTTCCACCTCGACCTCCCCTGTCAACACGTCCGCCACGACCAGCAGTGCTACCGCGATCAAAATTAGCTACACGACCACCACCACTGCTACGGTCAAAACTCGCTCCACCACGACTGCGTCCACGCACTTGAGGCCTTCCCCTCTCACTCTTCTCCGCTCCAGCTCCGGATCCGGCTCCACCATCCTGAGATGCACGATGCTCATGACGAGTCTCGCAAAACAACTTGCCTCCCTTCACACCGCGAACATCGCCCGCCTGAAACTTGTGGTGACCTGATTCAGTAGTTACTACCGAAAACTCCACATACTCTCCCTCTACCAAATAACGGTATTGCTCCTGACTTACAGTAACCGCTGAGTGGTGAACAAAGACCTCACTAGCATCTTTGTACTGGTCGTTTCCTCCCACGACTGAAATAAACCCAAAACCTGTCTTGTTATTAAACCACTTCACGCGCCCAGTAAGACGAACAGGGGCTGATGTACCAGAAGAACTCGCAGAACTCATTGTAATTTGTCGATATAATAATATGTAATATGGCTTTAAGTATTTTATATTATTTATGTATTATTTTTATATAGTAACATAAAAAATATATAGTCAATATATAGTCAATATAGTCAGTTTAGTATAAATATATAGATATGCAGAAAGTTTTATTTATGGTTATGTTAATAGAGATATCTCTTTTTTTGATAATACTGTTTTCAAGTATAACATTGGGTAAAAAAATTATATTTATTGTTATTATTTACATATTCTTTTTGATAAATCACAAATTAAATACAGTTTTAAAAAATACTTTTAAGATAAAATTAGAAAACAAAAAAATAATAAAACAAAAATTAGAATCAGGGAATAAAGAAATATACGGCATGCCTTCAGGTCATGCACAAAGACTATCATTTTATCTTATTTTAAACTACTTATTTTTAATAAATACAAAATATTTCAAAAATATTAGCAGTAATTACATATATATTTTAATTTGTCTCACTTTAGTAGTTTATGTATGGGAATTTATTCTTTGTATTCTTTATAAGTATCATACAGTAGCTGAATATATAGTTGGAACTATTTGCGGAGGTTTAGTAGCGTATGTTACTTTTATTTTACTATTAAAAATAAATAATAAAAAATAGAAAATATACAATTATTTTATATTTAATTTTTAATATTTTGTAATTTACATTTACAATTCACTTCTAGTATTACTATATTACTCGTAACAGGGTTTTACATTGTCTTATCATATACGAATAGTCAGGCTTATCTTCAAATTCCAAACTATAAGCATAATCTAATAACTTCTGAAATAAGTAAGGAAGCCCTTCGCACAACTCATCAGCTGTAGTTTTAACTTTTTTATCGTATACCAATTCTTCCTTTGTTCGCGTATCACCTTTCTTAGGATACAACCCCATCCATGGTAACTTCCCTTTTAGTAAATATATTGAAACATATATTATTGAAATTATGTCGTCTCGTCTAGAATAAACGTCGCCATCGTGAATGTGTGTGCTAATGTATCTTATGGTTCCAACAATCGACCTATCATATGTATTTATAACATGACTATCTCCTTTCATATAAAACCGGGAAAGCCCAAAGTCTATTATATGTAATGTTTTTCCCCCGTCTTCTTTATGTTTTTGTTCGATATTCGGTAAACTTATCATAAAGTTTTCAGGTTTAATATCGCGATGAACTATACCTGCATCATGAACTCTGTTTATAATTTGCAACATTGATATTAGATAAAGAGTAACTTCTTTTGTATATAGTGGAATCTTCTTTTCGTTATCCAACTTATCTCCTCCCTTTGCGTATGTTTTGTCAAGATTTTTATTATCAGTCGACGAGTCCTCGCATTCAGTCTTCTCTGGTTCACTAGAACTATTCGTTCCCTTTTCGTGGATGGGGATGGGGATATCTTGCTCCAAATTTATTTGTTCTTGTGATTCTGTACTTTTTTTATCTTCATTCGAATTTTCCGTGGGTTTATCTTGCTCTTCTCCTTTCTTTAGTTTTTCTATTTCTTCGCATAGTGTATGTGAAAATAAATCCATCACGATTATGTTCTTATTTGATTCAGTTCCGAAATAACGCAACTTTACAATACCAGGTGTTCCCGCCAAATGATTCAGTATTTTGGATTCCCATAAAAGAGTAGGTAGCTTTGCAGTAGTCGCTTCGAATTTAATCGCTACTCCGTCACCCGATATAATATTTCTTCCTTTATATACCGATCCGAAACTTCCCGCCCCTATCTTCTTCTCAAATATATATTTCGAATTTATAACCGTTCGACTACGGTATTTTTCAGGTATATTTGATACTTCACTAGTCTCAATAGTAGGTTCTGCACTTGCAACGGGAATATCTTCGGACATTGTTTAAGGATGTTGTAGTTACTTTGATGGTATTATGAGACAATATTGTTATATACTATATTGTGTCATATTTGTAAATCAATTTTATTAAATAATTAGTTTATTATTAATATTAAATAAAATAAAAGAAAAAATTTATTTAAAAATCACAATTTATTGCTAAATTATATTATTACTATAATGTTCGTAACAAGAGTTTAAGTTGACGTATCATATATGAATAGTCTGGTCTATCTTCAAATTTCAAACTATAAGCATAATCCAATAATTTGTTAAATACACTAGGAATACCTAAACATACTTCTTCTGATGTAATAGTTGATTTTGTGTCATATGTTCCTTCGCCCCATGGTAGTCTGCCTTTTATTAAATAAATAACAGTATATAAAATAGATATTATATCATCGCGGCGAGAATAATCATTTCCTCCCTTATAAATATTCTTACTCATAAATGTATGTGTTCCAATTTTGAGTTTTGTTTTAAAATTTATGATATGATAAAAATCTGAAAGTCCGAAGTCTATTAAATATACTCGTTTTTCAGTACATCCATTATCAAATTTAATTAAGTCTATCATAATATTGTCAGGTTTTATGTCACGATGGACTATACCTATATCATGTATTTTTTCAATGATTTGTAAAATCATAATAAAGTATTTTGTAACTTCTTTTATGACGTAATTTTTACTTTTATCAACATTTGTATCGCAATTTTTATCACATTCTACTGCTTTAAATGTACTTTTATTATTAACATCATCTTCTTTATCGTTGCTATATATACTTTCATCTTCGTGCAGATTTTCATTGTTTATATCTAAAATATTTAAATTGTCGTTAGTTTTTAAAATACTATGTGTTTTATTTATTTCATGATCTTTATGATTTAAAATTTTATAATTAATATTATTTACATCTTTTAATAGATCTTTACCTTCACTTTTTAAAAATTCCATATCTTTTTTTAATTTATCTAAAGTATCGCGATATGTATCTGTATCTTTATTTTTATCTTTATATTTACTACGAATATCAAATATTTTACCTTTTATATTTATTATATTAGTTTGAATAATGTTAAGTTTAGAATAATATTCATTTTTAGTTTCTTTATACTTAACTAATGTTTCTTCGGTTTCTTCGGTTTCTTCAGTGTCGTTACTATTTATATTTTCAAGCATGTTTTTATACGTAGGATTTAAAATAGTCATTATTTCTTCTATAATAGAATCATTTATTGTATAATTATTAAACTGCATATCTGGTGTATTATGTTCATATCTTGAATCATGTATTAACTTAGTGTTTTTATTAATATCATTATTTATATCATTTCTTAAATTTTCTAATTCTTTCTTTAAAGTATGTGAATATAAATCCATTACAATAATATTTCTATCAAAATGAGTTCCGTAATATCTTAATTTTGAAACTCCATTTATACCTAATAAGCGATTCATTATTTTTGATTCAAATGGTAAACGTTGTTTAGAATTAATTTCTTCAAGTTTTATAGCTACTTTCTCGCCAGAAATAATATTTTTACCACTATACACAGTTCCAAAACCCCCCTTACCTATACTTTGTTTAAAAATATATTTTAAATTTATAAGTGTTCTATCTTGATAGTTGTCTAAAAGCTCTGCTGTTATAATAGTATCACGTTCATTATCTATTATTTGGGTTTTCTTAATAACTTTTAATGATTTTTCTTTTTCTTTTTCTATTTGCGTCATTTTTATATACTATACTTATAAATAGTTTTATTATTTAAATATTATTATTTATATAATATTTATTATTATTTATTATTATTTATTTATTATTTTTTCCTTCAACATCGTAGTTGAGATATTCGGCGTACGCTCCATATATAGTACATCACACGATACCCAGTCAAATGCCCCTACCCAGTCATCACCCATCATTAATATTTCGGAACCTCTTTGTAATACATAGTCGTTCTTATATTCAAGGCTCTCTTCTTTGAATATTTCATCCCCTAATTTCGCCTCCTCAATAACCTCTTTGCGTTTTTCGTAGTTGTCTACACTATTTTTCCCTTTTTTCACATTTAATTCATCACTAGATAATCCAATACAAAGATATTCGCAAAACTGCATACAACGTTTTAATATATTATCGTGACCAAAATGAAATAAATCAAATGTGCCGAATGTAATACCCCTTTTGTACTTATTTATTAGAAGTTTACTGTTACTATTGCGGTCGTCATGTGTATTTGAAAACTTTATATAAAATAATTTAGGAAAGTATTTATATTTATTTTGCATTGATGATGACGATGACGATGATTTCATATTTACATAGTATTCATATGTTTCAATGTTTCTACAGAATATATTAGTTGTGTAGTTAACTGTGTCATCATAATTTTCATCTATTTTTTCGGATATATACAATTCTGTTATTAAATTCGGGTAAAAAAATCGTATATCTTTAAAAAATATTATTATACCATACTCAACAATAAAAGGTGTGTTTGTTGGTATGTTGACTATTATCTTACTTACATTATTTTGAGATATATAATAAAGTAACATGAAAGCGACTATATTATTTGTAGAAAAGTTAATGTCTGGAAATTCGTTTGTTAAATTTACTTCAAAGTTTTTATAAAAATTTGAATTTATGTTATTATCAATTAAAAAAGACAGTATTTCACTAGATGTTGCTATAGTATTATGAAACAAGTAAAAATCATTTACCGATTTATGATTTATTATATTATACATTTTTTGTATTTGTTCTGGATTTTCAGAAGCAAACCATGATAAAGAGTTATCCATTATATATATGTATATATAATATAGTATTTAGATTTATACTTCATTTATACCAATTTATAAATTGATATAAAAGAATTAAAATATATGTTATAAGTATGATAAATGGTCTTTAAAAAGGAACATTCTTTGTTTTTGAGTACGTTATTTTGTATTGGATTATTTAACGCGTGTACACAAACACAGGTTTATGCAATTCCTGTTAACTTGGTACCGTCGCGAATTGAAGGCATAAAGTATCCAATACATATTGCTTGTGAGTGTGACTATTCTTTATATGTAGATGGTAAGTATATTGACCAAGCAAATAAAGAAGTAAATATAGTAGAGATAGTTGAATATGGTCATCCTGGGTGGAATGCTACAAAGAAGTTTTATCCTATCATATATGATGAAAGTCCAAAAATAATTGCTTTTAGTGGTGTAGGTAGTCAATTTCCTGGATTTTTGAATGGATTTGTTATGGATATGAATAATGGTGAAGATTATACAAAATATAAAGAATGGAAGTGTACAGATTTTTCGAGTACAGTAACCAAAGTGCCTCCTAGTAACTGGATTACATATGACTATGATGACAGTGAATGGGCAATGTCTGCCTCTTATGGTAAGAATTATCAGAATAATAGTTTTCAGCTTTATGATAAGGAACGTGAAGGTATAAGTCTTGAGGCAGAGTGGTTGTGGACAAGTAATAATGCGGTTAGTAATATTTACTGTAGGAAAAAAAATGAAAATGTTAAAACTATTCCTGTGGTTTTGACTACTGTTCCTGTGCAAACATCGGCACCTACTACTATGTCGAAAACGATACACCCAACTGTCGTGCAAACATCGGTACCGACTAGTGTGTCGAAAACGATACACCCAACTGTCGTGCAAACATCGGCATCACATCCTGTGCAAACTCATGCACCTACTCATGTGTTGAAAACGATACACCCAACTGTCGTGCAAACATCGGCACCACATCCTGTGCAAACATCAGCACCACATCATGTGCAAACATCGGCACCACATCATGTGCAAACATCAGCACCACATCATGTGCAAACATCGGCACCTACTACTGTGTCGAAAACGATACACCCAACTGTCGTGCAAACATCGGCGCCTACTACTGTGTCGAAAACGATACACCCAACTGTCGTGCAAACATCGGCACCTACTACTGTGTCGAAAACGATACACCCAACTGTCGTGCAAACATCGGCACCACATCCTGTGCAAACATCAGCACCACATCATGTGCGAACATCGGCACCAACTACTGTGTCGACAACGATACATCCAACCGTTGCGAAAACTCATGCGCCAACTACTGTATCGACAACGATACACCCAACTGTTGCGCAAACATCAGCACCACATCCTGTGCAAACATCGACACCAACTCCCGTGCAAACATCGGCACCTACTCATGTATCGACAACGATACACCCAACTGTCGTGCAAACATCGGCACCCACCCCACCCACAAATTATAACATTGTTATTTCCCCTCATATAAAAATAATCATTCAAAATGTTAAATACTCCAGAAAACGCTCTTATGAACATATCGATAACCTATTTAGAAAATTAAAAAACTATAACGACGACTACACTATATACAAACAACTACTACTCACTCGATACCATATCAGACAACACTATATTACAATATTGCACGATATTCGAAAACTTCTATACTCTACTAATACACACCACGACCACGACCACAACAATACCGAACAAACACCACACTTCGTTCTGTCCATGCAAAAACTTGATAACTCCATCAAACGCATCGAACAAAGTATACATTTCATCAAAGGCAACCATAAATATATACTTCTAAACATTCTACATAAACTAAAACTACAATACCAAACAGATACACAAAGACTTCTACATAAATGGAATAACAACTTTAACTAGTTTATACTAAAATCTACTAGATTTTATAACATATTATTTTATTTTACAGAATATTATATTATATCACACTAATAATATAATATAAATACAAAATACATATATACATATATACATATATACATTATATAACTCGTATGCCCACTATTACCTCCAACTATAAAAAAACAACACCACTAGAAGAAAGAAAAATAAAGTCATCCAAAATGACATCCCTTTACCCTGACCGTATACCCGTAATCGTCGAAATGTCACCCTCTTCTGCAAGTTATAGCTCTTACGTCACAGAAGCACATAAAGTTAAATATCTTGTACCTTACGACATAACCATGGGACAGTTTATAACGATTTTACGCAGTAAAGTTAAAATTCAATCCACAACTGCGCTCTTTTTTTTTATTAATAATAAAGTTTTCCCCGTAACTACACCTATCGGTAATATTTATAAAGAACAAGCAGACGAAGATGGTTTCCTATATATAGAATTCTGTGAAGAATCCACCTTCGGTTAAATACCTCTTATTATATTTAGCACAACCATATAAATGTATTTTTATAATATAATATACAAATACGTTCACATTTCCATCGCGTTTATTACTATAAACGGTATAAGCAGTATAGACAATATAACAACATGCAAGAAAATAATAGTATACCTCAACAAATTATATCATTTTTTAAAAATAAATTAGATATTTTTAAAAATAAACTACTACCAAAATCTACTATACCTACTGCACCTACACAAACATACGTACATACAAGTACATCCACACCATCTAATTCATCTATTTATATTTCCTCATTTAATATTAATCACCATAATA